CAGCACCTCAAGGATATGATGACTTATATTTAGATTTTACAGTTAACCCTTCTTTTGGAAAACATGAATTTATAACATTTCAAGTAGATAAAGATTTTTATAATGGCGACATAGTTTTTCAATCAGAACACTCAGATAGATATGGTGCAAATAATTTTGCACATGCAAGAACACAAGTTGGTATAGGAGATTCTTCTAACCCACCTGCAGAATTTACCCAAGAAGCAGTTAGTAAACTTGAAAATACTTTATTAATTAATGAAATACAATCTGATTGGTTACAATTACTAAGAAAAAAAGGACCTGTAGAACAATTTGATATTCAAGATAGGGGTGATAGTTTTGTTGTTATACAAGATGGAAAGATCGTAAAAAGATTTGATAGATTTGATAGACCACCAAGTATAGAAGCTGTTCAAGATATGCTAGTTCGTGGGGGAGATGCAGCACCTAGTTTTCCAATATCAGATTCTAAAAAGTGGGTTGAGTTTGTATTAAATCAAATGATTAAAAAAGCTACTGCAGATGGATTAGATAGCATAGCTGTTACAAATGGTCAAATACAAATTAATCATTATAGAGGGCAAGCTAGAGAGGATAGCGAAGGTTTAAAATATTTTTATGATAGTATTGTAACACCTCAATTAAAAAAAATTGCAAAAAAATATGGTGCTGAAATAGAGGAAATAGTTGTAACTAATGATGACACAGGTATATCTAGAATAAGTAGTAAAATTAGCGATGCACTAAGAGATAATTATGTTTTAAAACAAATAAATGGTGAAGTTATTTCAGATGCTATTTTTAGTCTTGATAATCAAGAAAGATCTGTACCTGATTTCGTAAGTATATATGGTGCTACAGGTAATGGAACTGGTTTAGATGGCCTATTAAATGTATTAGATATGGATAGTGATAGATTTCCTGAAACAAAAGGTGAAGGAGTTATAAATAAAAAAAATTATTATGTGTGGGTTTT